TAGAATTTTCCTGTGTAAGCAAAAAGGGCGGCTGGGCGTTGATCGCCGCCGCCCCCCTCGTTATCGGAAAGGCGGTCGCTTACCAACCGGCTTTCCAGCTCAGGTTTCCCTCGTTATCCTCCTGCTGCTCCGGCTCGTCCAGAAGACTCAGCAGAGGTTCGTTATACATCTCCACCAGAGCGGAGATCAGCTCGTCCTTATGAGTCAGGCGAGCATAAATGTTGTCGATCACATCACGCTTCACAAAGCGATGGTGAGCGAGAAACGCACCGGCAAACAGTGCCGGGAGCATAGTCATCGGTTTGCGTTCCACTTCTTCGGCAACAAAACCGCTTTTCTCCATCATCTCGACGGACTTGCGGGTATATTCCAGCGTGTAGGTGACGCCGGTAGTAGGGTCATTGATGGTCAACTGCTTTGCCATGACGAATCC